ATATTTTAATTCTTTATCTATTTTATTTTTTGCTTTTCCGTGTTTCATCTCATAACGAGATTTCTTTTTATTTATATTTTCTTCGGTTTTGACATCATCTTCAAATAAATCTAAATCATTTTCAATAATATCTGTATTGTTTTTAAGTTTTACTCTTAGTGTTTCAACAATAACTTCTTTTGCTAATTCCATATTATCAATAGGAATACCTAACAATCTCATTTTATTTTTACTATATAAATTACCATTATAAACTTCATAATGGTCTTCTATATATTGTTTAGTGTTAGCTTCCCATTCATCTTCAGGAGAGATACTTTTATACCAAGACGCAATATCATTATAGATTGCCCTGTTTCTTTGGTTGTATTCTACATCTTTACTATTTGCTAAACTTTTAAGTGCATTTTTATCATCTGTATTAAGTGTAGCAAATTTATAATTAGCTGTGTATCTTCCTAACTCTTTTAAAATATCTTCAGGTTGTTGATTTCCTGAATTAAATTTTCTAATTGCAATACTCCACAATGCTCTATTTTTTTTATTATTTTCTGTAAAGAAATTACCTAATTTACCTTGTTGTGCTAAAACCATTGCAACATTAAAAGCAGCAATGTTATCAGGTGTAGGTTCTCTACCAATTGGTCTATTTAAAATATCTGAAATAGCTTTTATAGGTCGTTGGTCTAAATGAGGAGACAATTCAATAACCGCACTTACAAGAGCTTGTCCATCAGATTGACCCGCAGCTTTATAACGATTAACTGTTTGTTCAAACATACCTTGTGATAATTTATTAAATTCTTCGTTAGAATAACCTGATACGTTTTTAGCAATAAATTTTTGTGTAAATATATTTACGTTTTCTGCTTTTCTTATATCTCCATCAATTAATGCTAACACTTGGTCAGTATATTTAGGATTATCAATAATTGCAGGAGTACCATCTGGTCTACCTTCAGTTAACATTTCTCGCCATAATGAAGCATAAGAACCATCAGTTTTAATATGTTCTTTTGCAGCTTTTATAATAAGACCATCTAAATCAGATAAACTTAATGCAGGGTTTAAATTTTGTTTAATACCTTCTAATTCTTCAAACCAATAATTTTTAAAATTTTCTCTATAAAATTTAAGTTTTTCTAGTTTATAATTACCATCATCAAAATCGTATGGACTTGCATAATTTTCTAAAAAATCTACATCTAATCTAGTTATAACTTTACTTGCTATGTTACTTAATTCATATTGAGTATTTGTTTTAACATTGCTTGTTAAAAAAGCACTTTGTCTTTCTACTTCTTGTGAATTAACCCAAGCTCTATATGTTTGATTAGCATTGTTAGCACTTGCCATAAAGTAAGCGTCTTCATCTTTACCTTCTGTAAATGCACTAAATCTTTCTGCATAATCAGTTTCCCAATTGTAATCTTTATTACCTTTGTTAGCATTGTAATTTTTTTGTGCTTCAAAAACAAAATTATCAGCAGCGTTATTTGCATATTGTTTATATGCACCATACCTAGCCCACGGATTTTGTATATCAGGAAAACCTGCTTTGTGTGCAGCTTTAGCTTCTTCAAGGGTCATACCATTAATAGCATTAGCACCTTCTAAAGTTAATTTATCTGCTTTTTCTTCTTCTTTATCTACAACAAATTGTTTTAAAGCAGGGTTAAAATCTTTTAGTGCGTCAGCTAAAGTTTTAAATCTATTTCTATCTACTCGTTCACCTGATACTCTTACCGCAGGAGCTTCGCCGATACTTTTGATACTTGTATCTACATTTAATTTAGTATCTATTGCTGCCATTAACTACTCCCTGAATAACCTGTTGGGTTTAACTGATATGATTGCATTGTACTTGCACCATCAAATCTTCCTGTATTAGGTGTAGAAGGTGCTGTGTTTGCCATATATACTGAAGATATATCTGCTGCTGCACTTAAAGCATAGTTACCGAAACTTGGTGGTGCAACTCTAGGTAAAGATAATATTTGATTACCAAATTGTCTATTCCAAGCTAATCGCTGTTCATCAAGAGACATAATTACATTTTCATAATTTATATCTTGACTTTCGTATGCTCTACCTTCTTGTCTATCTATCTCTCCAATAATGCTAGTAAATAAATTACCACCTAATCCTCTTTCAAATAATTGGACTTTTGCTGTTCCTCTTTTTTGTTTAGCTTCAATTGCTATTTTAAATTTATCCGCAGCAGTTTTATCATATTCTACACCTTGTTTTTTCTGTAATGATATATCTTTATAGATAGCTTCGTTTCTTATTCTTCCTGCTGTTGCAACCGTATTTTGATTTATGTATTTTGCTTCAGCTTTATCAGATTGGTATTCTTGATAAGCCATACCTGTCCTAATTATTGCATATGATACTGGGTCACACATAAATCTTTTTCTCCTTTATAAATCTATAAAATTTTACATTATTAAATATTTTAAATCCGATAATTTCAAATCCACACCATTTTAACCATTTTAAATGTAGTTTATTTCTACTATCTATATAATTAAAAAGAACTGGATAATGCTCGTGCATTTTATCAATTCTATCTTTTGAATTTCTTACAAATCTTACACCTATTTTTGGTAATTCATTTGTTGCTAACATATAAGGACTTCCTATTTCAGGGTCACTTGTTTTTGCAACACCATATATTAGTACTAATTTTTTATTAAGAAACACTACTTTACACATTTTACTAACGACAAATCCACGTATCAAACTTTTTACAGGGTCTTCTTGTGTAAGGGTTCTTACTTCTCTTTCATCTTCTTTTCTTAAATTGTTTGCTAAATCTTTTATATCTTGCAAACTAGCGTCTCTTTCTTCAATCATTACATTAACCTTTGTGAAAGTATTGAGTATATTCCATTCCATTCAGCAGATAAGAAATTACAAGGTAAGTGACTATCGCTTTTTATTACAATAGTTACATCTGTATTCTTACATTGAATAGGAAGTTTGAACGTACCACTCTCCATATTTGGAACACCTAAAATAAACCCTGAAGAACCTAATATCTGTCCTGTAAATTTATGTGTTCCTGTTGTTCTAGCCAACGGTGTAATATCTATTTCAAAGAAACCAGTATCGCCAAAAACTAAAGCCATTTTTTTAATTTGTAATCTACCAAGATTAACACTAGCTTTAGATGTAGCAGTTTTAGCTTCTCTTACATAAAATTTTGAAAATTCATATTTAAAATTAAAATTCCTACCAACAAAAGCAGGATTTGACGAGTAATCTCCCGTAGCAGTTAAAGTAGTATTACTTGCTTGATTAACTTGTAGACTTCTTCCTCTAAAATTTGTACTCCAATTACCACCTAAAACTACACTTCTAGTAGCAGTTTCGGGGTAAGGTAAAGTCCAAGTTGTTAAATTTGTACCACTATTATATACTCCTGTAACAGAAGTTTTTCTATCTAATAAAACAGAAAAATTTAAGTTAGTATCTACTTCATTTGCTTTTAAATTCATTTTTTCAAGATATACACCATCACTTCTTTTTATAACTATGTATGCAAAGTTTTGTATAATATCTAAATCTAATATTACATCAGTACTTTCAAATATAAATGATGACCAACTTCTTTGTAATGCTTTTTGATTAGCGTCAAAATAAAATTTATAAACAAATAATTTGTTTCTATCTGCATTAGATAATGCAAACAATACGTTTTCTGCTGCTGAACCTTTTAATGAAAAAATATCACTTGTTATATATCTTGGTAAATTAATTGTAGTGTCAGTAGCTTCTTTCATTTCACTATCGCTAGAAATAAAATATTCTCGTACACCTGCAAATGTACCTCTTTTAAAACCAAAATAAATATTTTGACCTAGACCTACTGGTTTTGCACTATCATCAATTTCGTATTCTGTTGCTTGGTTAATTGATACTGTTTTTGCTGTAAGAGTTTCTTCGGGTTTTAATATAAATTGTGATTGGTCAGAAAACAATAATAGTTCTTCATTAAAAGGAATACCAAATTTTAAAATACTAACTTTGTTATGTGACATACTAATATCAACCATATCATCATCTTGCGTAGTAGTAACTGTTGAAAAATAATAATTAAAAAATTCTCCTGCTTTAGAAAATATAACATTTTCATCTGCACATATTCCTAATCTATTTCTATAAAAGAATATATCATTTATTGTAGTACCAATAAAACTAGGGTCAGGATTTGTTGTTTCATCTCCGACAGTTCTTCCTTTAAAATTAGGCACATCATAACTTGTACTTCCTATTGTATAACTTGAACCATCAGCAGGGGTAAATCTAAAATTTCCATCTGCGGTTCTTATTAATAAATGTGGCATAGTTGATTTATCAAAATCATTTTTTAAACCATCTTTAACAGTTTCAACCCAAGCGTTTCCGTCCCATCTTACAAAATAATTATCAAATTCTGTTCCTTTATCTCCCGTAATTTCTATTTGAAATCCAGTATATCCTTTGTAAGGTAAATCAGAAAAACTACCTATCTTATCTTTTAGTTGAATTAAACCATCACCGCCAAGACCATCTTCTACTGAAGATGTAAATGTTCCGCTATCTTTTTTTACATAAATAATTGAACCATCTCTTACAATTGTATATCCTGATAAATTACTATTTAAGTCGTTTGTTAATTCTGTTGCAATATTATCTGTTGTAATAGAAGAAGCATTTGAAGCATTAGAATTATCTAAAGTTTGAAAATTTGCAACTTCTGTTCCATCAATTATAATTTTGTATGTTGTTCGGTATTGACCATTTTTAACATAATAAATAGCTTCATCAGGTCTTGACGCACTTGCCGTTGTATCTTTTGCAGTTACTTTTGTTTTATTAATTACAAATGTATAATCTGCAACTGTTATACAAGAAAAGTTTTTTTCAGGATTTGCATTTGTAATATAATTTGTAGCACCCGTAGCATTAACAACTGTTTTTTCTACACCTGCTAACGTATATACTTTTATATTACCATTATAAATTAAAACTTGATATTGTTCGGCTTCATCTCTATTAATTAAATGTGACTTAACATTAATACTTGTTAAATTATTTAATTTTGCAATGTGTTCTGTTGGTGGTCTTTTACCTAATCCATATACTACATCTGATAATCCGTTTTCTTGAACAGCACCTTGATTATCTAATCTGATACTATCAGGTTGTTGGGATATACCGTTCAACAAATTTTGGATTGATGATGATATAAGTCTTGCCATTATTCATTACTTCTTTAAATCCCCGTCCGTTAAAGACGAGTATTCGGGTTGATAACCTTTTCTATCTATTACTCTAAAGGTATCATAATTATCAAATATAGAATGGTCACGAGTATCTCCTTCAGCTTCTTTTAACATAGTTAAAGCTGCCAACTCATCTTCTTGTTGGTATTGGTGTAAAGTTTGTGACGACAACATTCTATCTTGAAAAATTCTTGTTGCTCTTATTGAAATGTATCTTCTAGCTGCTTCAGGTACTTCTGTAAAATCTAATAGCCAAACAATAGCAACATATAATTCTGTTTCATCAATAGTATATGTATGATTTTTTCTATCCCATAATTTTCTAGCACGTTCAGTCAAATCTAAATGAGCAGAATTATGACTGGTATCTATTCTTAATGCGTTTATTGGAAGGACGAATTGTGAACTTGCGTTTGGTGTGAGTTTATAATTTACGTCAGTATTGAAATGCCAACCGACACTTTGCACTTCTCTTGTTACGTTATCTAAAATTTGAATTGCAATTGCAACGTCAGTTGTTGTTGATTGTGTTATTGAGTTGACAGGGGTTTCGCCTATCGCAGTCATCATAACATTGACCGCTTCTAATTTTGTTGTAACTGTTGCCATAATATTAAAAATGAAAAAATAGAGAGGGCGATTTCTCGCCCCCTCAAATATCAAAATAATCAATAATGATTATGATGATTTGATTTCGATAGCTGTTTCTGGTCTTAATATGCCGTGTCCCATTGCGTATTTTGCAACCATTAGTGTCCCTTGACGTCTCATATCGTATTCCATTTCAGTCGAAAGGTCTAATAGTTTAACAGTACCCGCACAAGACTTATGCCATACTAACCCTACGGTGTTCGAAAAGTCACCTGCTAGGGAAGAATCAGAACCTTGTGCAACACCTGAATTGATGTTACTTGACGGCAGATTGTTAGTAGGAAATATATTTATTCCTGCTACTTTTAGTACTCTACCTTCTGCAATCGAACCTTGTCCACCGAAATCTCTGTTAATAACAGTTGTTCCTTGAACTAGGTTGTAATAAGTTGCAGGGGCAACAGCACAATATCTGTCGTCCTGTGGTACGTCAGCTTCGTCTAATTTAGCCGCAGCGTCGAAAATTGTTGCTGCTGCTGATGTTGCGTTAGTCGCAAAGTCAGCGTCAGTCAATTGTTGACCTGCTGCTTGTGGACTAGCTGCACTTGCTCTTGAAGCCAATAACATTGCTTGATAGACGTGCTTGTCCATCTGGTTCGCTAAAGCTCTGCCAAGCTCGCTAGAATAAATACTTCTAACGTCGTAATGATTCATAGCTTCTTCGATTCGTGCTATGAAAACTGGTGCAATCAATAAATCCATAATAGAGATAACTCTCTCGTTATGAGTTAGAGTACCGCCAGTTATTTCATTACCAATTGTGTGGTAAGACGCTGTAGCTTTTCCTGTTACTGGAAATTGTGCCGATTTACCTGAAGAAATCGTTCTGACCATGTGCTTATCTAATGTAGAATTAGCTGTTTCAAACGCAGTAATAACTTCGCCCG